CTTAGCGAATCCTTTCTAACACGCATAGAATCTAGCACAATTAATGGAATTCCTGATGTGCATGGTGTACATAAGCGTGGAGTTTATTGGATAGAACTTAAATCAGATGATCTCAATTATCCTAAGTTAAACAAGTGGCAAATTGTTTGGATAAATAGATATATCAAAGCTGGTGGTACAGTTTTTATCTTGAAAGAGACCCCCTCGCAGAGACTCCTAGAACTCTACAGACCGGTGTCCGTTTTCACTGATCCTCGGTCTCTCGTTCCTCGTTTCTCGTTCTCGGCTACCGGTCAGTGGTTACAGCTGCAGGACCTGCTGGTTCAGGAGCTCGGGCTGCAGGATCCTGAAAAAATAACAGCGACTAACGAGCCAATACTCCGGAAGTTGAAGCTGGCGTGATCCTCGTTCTCGTTTCCTGGCCACGTTTTCTCTACCTCTTTGTTGACGTGGCCTGGTAACGGGGCCGGGGCAGCAGGATCTCGTTCTCGTTCTCGGGTGAAACCTCGTTCTCGTTCTCGTTCAGGTAATGAACTGGCATCCCGTGCAGCGTACTCCAGGAGCTGGTGATGGTTCCAGAAAAAATTCTGGACAGCAGGGGAAGAATGGGATAACATGAGACAAACAAAGGAGGATAGATATGGCAGTAGACTTTGACGCTTTAGATCTCGTTCGAACAGAGAACAAAGCTCGCTCTTACAACAAGAAACTAGATGAGCTCACGCAGCAGAACCAGTTACTTCAGGAGCTGGTAGCAGATGCCATTGCTTGTGTTGAAGAACTAGAGAAACCAAGTCATTTAGGTAGAAGCACTACCCTGAAAGAAAAATTCGAGAAAATAAAAAAAAGCTCTTGACATATATCCCATCAGGTCTTATGTAAGGTCTGCACTTCTGGTACTGTAGGATAACAGCAGGAGTGCACCGTGGTGAAACCATTCCTTAGTTGGTAGTCGTTCACCACCGTGTTCGATTGTGGGGCTGTACTACACGTTAAATTGGGAAACCCTCATGATTGCGCATCATCTTTGCCTAAGCAATGCGCCGCCGCCGCTAGAACACAGACAGTCTGGCATTGCGATGGCCTGAAAGACGGCTGGTGAATCTCTGATGCGTGATCAGTAACACAGGAGAGCTATGATAATTATATACACAACAATCATTTACCTGGCCGTACTATTCGGTACAGGAATTATTTCATTTAACCTATAGGAGATATATGCCGAAGAACTCGTTTTTGAAAAATAATATAAAAGCCTTTTTGCATTGTAAGAAATGCCTTCAGGAGCTGCCCGATGGGGTATCACCTGCAGAGTGGTCTGCACATGATGTCGGGTGGACAAAAAAAGGTTTTCAAGTATGGTGTCGTAGACACCAAGCAAATGTGCTGCATGTCGACTTTGAAGGACAAAAGCATCCAGCAGCTACCGTTTCGTTAAAATAACAAGGAGGAAAAGATGAAGACAACACTTAAGAAGCTCGTAGAACAAATCAATGAAGAGAATGCACCACCTGGTGGTTGGACCAAACAGGACCAGCTGCAGCAGAAGCCGAAGTGGCGTTACCGAAAGAACAAGGACGGATTCATGGGCAGTGAAAACCGCATCCTCGAGAAGGAAGACAAACCTGAAGCTGGTAAAGTATACGCTCTTACTGGGGGCCCAGGCTCGGCCTGCATCGCAAACGGTAATACGTGGGCAGAGTCTGAGGTGACAGAGGAAGCTCCGGCAGCAGGACGATCCGATGATTGCGGGACTAGTTAGTGCGTACATTTTCTTTCTGATTCTCTATCCAAGAGGGACTGGATGGTTCACCTTCATCCTAGCTCTCTCGCTCGTTGCAGCTGTCGGTTAGTTCTCTCGCTCGGCATCAAGTAAGACTGGCATCACCAGCAGCGTGATCCGGAAGCTCACCCCGCAGGGTGAACTGCTGGTGGGGAAATCTCTCGCTCGGTCTTACGAAGATTGGTAAGCTGATGAAAGAACTAAAAAGGATTGTGCAAGCGCTTCTGGAAAGCCAAATGGTTTGCCTTTCTAGTTTAGAATTATTCTAAAAGATAATTGTTGCATTTAAACATGGGAGTTGATAAGAGAGGAGACAAACTAACAAATAGGAGAAAAGTTATGGGACTAGACCAACACGCACATCTGCGTAACCATAAAGTTGATTGGGATAAATATTATTCTGACAACGAACAAGAAAGTAAAAGTGAACACGAAAAAGTTTTCGTATGGCGAAAGCACGCAAGACTTCAAGAGTTCATGGCGAAGAAATGGGCAGAACAAAACCCTGCAGTAGAGCCTGAAGGCATGCTTGCACATTTAGGTTTTAATGCTGACCAAGACGCACCTTGTTATATGACTAAAGAGGTCGTTCAAGAATTAGGGGAACAGATAGAAAAAGGTTTCTCTGATTATGTAGCCGAAGATGGTTTCTTTTGGGGGCAACAATTCCAAGAGGAAAGCGTTAAGGAGTACAAAGAGCAGGACATGAAGTTTTTAAAATTCTGCGAGCAAGCGATCTCTGAAAACAAGGTCGTAGAATATTGGTGTAGTTGGTAATGCCTAAAGATAACAAGCGAGGCGACACAGTCGCCTCGTCTCGTGTTAGTGGTTGGGCGATTGTTTTAACATGGGAAAGACCTGACGGCACATGGTACACAGAAACCAAAACTGATGTCGCTGACTATGTAGCGAATGAAGTAGATAAATATATAACGGAGTTAGAAAATGAAAAAAAAGAATGATACCTCGCCTCGTTCCTCGTCTCGTGTTGAGAAGAAGAATATTGTAGGTAAAGGAGAACAACGCCAGCAGGAGTTCACCGAGTTCATCAAAAAAATGTTGGGGAATTTAGACGCACAACTAGAGGTAGAGCCAAATGCTGATAGGATTAATTCTTTGTTGGATAAAAAAAATAAAAAAAAGTTAAATTAATTATTGTAATGGGACTTGATCTAATATAATAAGAGAGGGCAAATCATAAGATTTGTATAATTTAACAAAGAGGTAAAAATGCCAAACGCAATAAAAAAGCTAAAGCAAGACGAAAAGAAATCAGTCCTTGCATATGCTCAACTAAAGCTAAAAGCAAATAGACTATCTAAAGAGTTAGATACATTAAAACAAAATATTGTGAATGTATTTGATAGAACAAACCAAAACTTAATCATAGTTCAAGATGAACATGGTAATTCTTTTGGAGTTCAAAAAATAAATCGTAAAAGAAAAAACTTTGATAAGGAAAATTTCAAAGTTAAACATAATGATTTATTTAATGAGTATCAGCGAATTGTTGAATACTCTGAATACAAAGCAATAGGGAGTGATGCAGATGCCCAATAATTTAACTACAGTTGCACAAACTCTATTAGAGAAAATCAAAGACACTAATGTTGCTGAACACAAACCTAGTGATAAGAGAACGACACAACTTAATTATGAGTTGATGTATAAAATGCTAGAGAGTGAGGTTGAGAAGCACATACTAGAAAATCAGGGCAACAGATGTGTTGACGAATTTAGACAGAACATACTGACTAAATTTCAAGACCTAGTTCAAATACTAATCAAATAATAAACAGCTGTACCTGGCGCAACAGCGCGCCAGGTACGTTCTACCTGTTACAAGGCTCATTCAATCCACGAACATAAACAAAAAAAGCGCGTAAAACCACGCGCGTTTTTTGGCACAGCTTTGCTGTGCAAAGAGGTTTACAAAGTAGGATATACAAATATAGTAGGACCCCAAACGGTATGAAAATAAAACCTTCCACCTTAAGAGAAGCAAACGCATTTGTTAGGGAAAAACATAGACACTCTAAACAAGTACGGGGGTGTAAATTTTGTATTGGTGCGTTAGTGGATAATAAATTAGTTGGTGTTGCAATTGTTGGTAGACCAGTAGCAAGAAGACTTGATGATGGTTATGTTGGTGAGATTGTAAGAACTTGCACTGATGGTACCAAAAATATTAATAGTTTTTTATATGGTGCTTGTGCTAGAATCTGGAAAGAAATGGGTGGCACAAAAATAATAACTTATACTCTTGAAACAGAATCTGGTATAAGTTTGAAAGCTGCAGGTTTTAAAATGGTAAACATAACTCAAGCCTTTCCTGAAGGTAAAGGTTGGACAACAAGAAAAAACAGAGAATGGCAACCGAAGGTTCATTCTATAAAAAAGTTGAGATGGGAATATGAATATTGAAAATCTTACTGAAGAAGAATTAAAAGATATAATTCTTAAGAAACAGCTTGAGTGGATAAAATTATGCCAGGATAATTTTTTAATTTTTGCTGAAGCTGTTTGGCAAGATTTTATTTATAGAAAAGAAACAAAAGAAAAAGGTAAGGGGCACCATCAAATAATTGCTGAGTCTTTTCATGAGATAGCAGATGGTGATGCAAAGAGGCTCATTATCAATATGCCTCCTAGACATACAAAATCAGAATTTGCATCTTATTTATTCCCTGCTTGGTTTATTGGTAAGTATCCAAAGAAAAAAATTATGCAAGTATCACACAACGCTGAACTTGCTTCACGGTTCGGTAGCAAGGTTCGAAACTTA